CTAATCGTTCGCCTCAGTTAACCGCTTATATATCTCTTTACATTTTCTTGTGTTTTTAAATATATTTGCGGGATAAGATTCGGAATAAAGGGCGTTCATTTGCAAGATTATCCGTGGCAATTTTTCTTCAAGTGCAGTTGTTATAAGCCCGTTAAGGTAGTCAACATTTAGCGCGCTCTTTTCGTAGTTGGGATCATTTTTAATGGTTTGAATAACACAGTATGAAATGAAACGGTTCGCATGTACACATACCAAACGTTCACGGCCAGATGTTAAATCTTTTTTTTGCTGCAAATAGGCCTCAACTATACGAACTGCTCTTACACTATTAATCAGTACAAATGAATTTGTTCTTGCGTTAAATAGTATTTTGTAAGGTGGTTTATTAATGTCCTCTGAAAGGCCGCCAACATTGCGTTTCGCCAAGGTTGCATATGATAAGTCCTCATGCCAACATGCCAAAGCAATAATGGCCTCATCAAAAGAAATTTGGTGTTCTGGATCAGTTAATGTATCGCCGCTTTTGAATAAATAAAGAATATGTGAAAAAGCTAACTCTGTTCGAAGCCTTTCTTGTTGATAATCAAGAGCGGCAAAATCTTTACTATCTATCCGGTTTTGTGTATTAGATAATTTTGTGATCTGGGTTACTGCGTCTACAGTTGCATTGCTAAGATCAATAATCTGGATCATGACATTTGCTTTGGCAACTTGTTCTGGATCTTGGGCATAGACGCTTCCAATTGTCCCTGTTGTCTGTGCTCCGTTAACCAAAGAAACGCCTGATAGTGAAATAGCCCAGTCGCTGTAGTTGTGCTTCCCTTTGCCTTTCGCTCTATTGAATTACAGAGAACTTTTATCCCATTATTGTAATATACGAAATTTTCCGGATCTTGTAAAAGGACCTTCTTAATTCCATCATTTACTTCTGTACTCCCCTTATAAAATCTGATATTTTTTGCGAACAGAGAATTGCCATATTTGTCAAACCATTCACCTATAGCAGCGGCGGAAATTATCCCATAGTATGCTGCATATGGGGCATCTATCTTACCCCAATTACTGAGAATAACATCCTCCAGATTAATTGTTTCAGGATTCTGCCCCTCAGCCAAATAGCTATAGATATCCCGAAATGTTAGTTCTTCAAACAGTAATAAAGTACTTATATCATCATTAGTAGAATTCATTAACTCAGTTAAAGGACGCTTGGCATAGTCCGGAATATACGCGTTGCCCGTATGAGTAAACACTAAGCTTATTTGATATCCAATTTGGCTGATTCCAAAATCTATATCAGCTTTTTTACCTAAGATTCTATCGTTTGCTCCATCCAAATCAAAGTTAAGCAATCTCTTAATACCTTCAATGTAGTTTTGCATTTTCTCTTGAGTAATTGAGCCATTACCATCATTTCTCCATTTGCTTTGGACAACAAATAATTTTTTCTGAGAGTTATCAAGATATAGTGCATCAATTCCTAAGTCATGGTATCCATCTGTGATACATAATCCAGCCTGTGAAGGGTCTAGACCGCATTTCATCATTAGAGCTAATGCAGCAATTGCACGAGTATCAAAGTGATGGTTAATATCATCCCTACAATCGGACAGATCAATTTTCCCCTCAAACATCTCTCTTAACCTTGTCTGTATTCGCAATATATTAATATTAGCCATGTTTGTTCTCCCTTTTATCCATGATAATAATCATACTTATTTAATCATTTGACAAAAACATTATACCAGATGAGTTTCTACAAAGATAGCCTAAACCCCTCATAATGTGGGAGAATTCCTGTTCCTTGTATTCTATTTCCAGAAGGCCATTTTCTTGGATGAAATCGTGTCGATGGTTTCTGCGATCGCCCATTCATCACAGCTACCCATTTCCAATCTTCTGCACAGATCCTACTTAATGCGCCCTTTCGATATAGAGGGGGAGTGTTTATAGGCTCGTTTTCCATGTTCCACGCGATTTGCACAGCGTCAGACAACCTCACCGGAAGGCCGGGTGATGTGTCGATAGTTGGCATCGAACTCCGCGCAGATCAAAAGGCCGCGCAGTACGTTCTACAAACTGTACCGAGTGGCCTTTCGTTTGCCTGTATATTCATCTACGTTACTACACTTTCCTTTTTCACTCTGCACAATGAAGAAGTCATCAAAACTGATGATGTAGCCGATATATTTCTGATTGGAAAGCAGGCTGTTAATAACCGGGCGGGTCCATCATTCTTTCCTTTCTGGGGAGAGGATGCCCTCTTGAAAAATAAAAACAGCGATACCCTTAAGGCTGTCACCCTCCAGATATCGCTGATAGATTTGCTGGACTACTTTTGCCTGCTGTGGTTCGACGAAAATGCCGTTAGGCTTCCGTATAAATCCATACGGAATGTATCATCCGACCTTTCTTTATAAATGGGCACGCATAGGTGCCTTATAACTTAAAATGTACTCTAAACACAATTATCTACATGTTTGGAGACGCTCAAAGACTATATAAAAAAGCTAAAGTAAATAATGACCAAATTCATAAGCAAGACAAAATGTTTTTACATGTGATAAAATGCGATTACTATGCTACAGTTATCCCAACACAATGTTACAAAATAGCAACAGACCTGTCTTTTATCTTTCAATAAAAAACGGGTCTGTATTTGTTGGTGCGGGAGATGGGACTTGAACCAGCGTGCAGCAAATTTGGCACTAGCCAAATTGCTGACAAACGTGATGATTATACCGTTTTTCGCAAAATTGTTCAAGCGGAATACTTGCCAAAAAAGCAAAAAATCAAATACAAGTGGGTTATAAAGTGGGTTACAAATTCGGGCGTTTCCCAGCCTCTACCGCCTCTAAAATTTCCGCCATATAGGGCAGGGTCTTGATCCAGTCGCAGAGGAGGTGCCACTCAACTCTCGCTAACTTAAGTTCTTTTTTCTTATAAGCAAGCATCAGACTTTAAGAAAAATAATGGGGTGCTATTTTGATTTTATTTCCCGTAAAATGGTGTAAAATAGCAAAAACAGCATTAAAACGGCTCTAAAACGAGCTTTCAAACACCCATTACCTATTTTGACGTTTTACACCATGCGGAAGATGGTATATTATATAGGCAGAGAGATAGGCCCCACCGCCGTCCTCTGCGTGTCGCGTGTCAGCAGCGACTCATAAGTGTCTGACGTGCTTTAGATTGTCGCGTGCCAGCAGCGACTCATAAGTGTCTGGCTTGAAAGGTGCCCTTCTGAAAAGAAGGGCATTTTCTTTAGGGAGGTAAGATGGAACTCGAAGAAAACGGATTGTATGTGATAAAGGACTCTTATTTTTCTGATTTCAAAGACAAACACCTTATGTTAAACAAACTTGAAAGCCGCCCTTATTTTTATGCTCTAAAAGAATCCGACAATATTTTTTGGATGATCCCACTTAGCTCCAAGGTAGAGAATTACCGGGCTAAAATCAAAAAATACGAAGCAAAGTTCGGACGCGGAAAATGTGTTTTTTACCATATAGGCAAAATGATGGGAAAAGAAAGCGTATTTTTAGTAGGGAACACTATTCCCGTTTCACCCAGATATATCAAGCAGGCATATACTGTAAGGGGGATCCCGTATGTCATCGAATCTCAAGCCCTGCTCAATAATATAAAAAGAAAGCACAAAAAATATCTGACCTTGGTCAAGCAAAAACGACTGCGCCCTAATATAGATATTTTTACTATCCACGAAAAGCTTCTTCATTGACTTTTTGAGAAAAATCGCATATAATATAGACACCAAGAAAAACTTCATGTTTTGTAAGAGCCGTGGATATGATCCACGGCTCTAGTTTTTATAAACAAAAATCGGTATGATTTAACTTGTTGGTAACTTGCTTTACAAAAAAGCTGGCCGCGTTCGAGTGCGCCAATGATACAAGATGTATCCCCAATCCAGATCCAATACCCCAAATATAGATCAAGTTTAACTTGCCAGTAACTTACTGATGTACAAAAATAGTTGTGGAAAATTCACGAAAGCCCTTGACTATACGTGCTAATACGTGTTATAATATGAATACAGTAAGGAAGGGGAAACAAATGCCGATGACCGCCAAAGAGATGATAAAGCTTCTCACCAAAAACGGGTTTCAGGTAGTCGCCCAAAACGGGTCGCACGTTAAAATGAAAAACCCCGAGATAGGAAAGCAGACAACGGTTCCCCTCCATGCGAAAGACCTCAAAAAGGGGCTGGAGCAGGCAATACTGAAACAGGCGGGGCTGAAATAAGCCCAGAAGGAGGACACCATGAACAAGTTATTTTACCCGGCAGTATTTCATTGGGCCGAGGAAGGGGGCTTCTGGGTCTCCTTCCCTGACCTGCCCGAATGTTTGACCCAGGGGGACGATATGGCCCAGGCCTATGAGATGGCGGTCGATGCGCTGGGCCTCTGCTTGGTCTCCAAGGAGCAAAACAAAGAGCCCCTGCCCAAACCTTCAGAACCCGATAAAGTATCCGTAGAAGACGGATTTTTAGTAGTTGTGGAGTTTGATATGCTCGCCTACAAAAAGCGCGCCAACCCCCGCGCAGTAAAAAAGACATTGACCATCCCGGGATGGCTCGACGAGGAGGCCACAGCTAAAGGGGTAAATTTTTCCCAAGTTCTTCAAGAGGCGCTCATCGAAAAACTGCGCGCATAGCAAAAGCGCCCCGGCCTGCTAAAAAGCAAGTCGGGGCGCTCTCTATGTACTCTTAGATTTTGGGGAGACAGGCGTCTCTGGGGTCGACCCAGTCACTGCCATACCCGGCGACGATGGTCTGGTTGTCCGGGGCACTGGCCTTGGTGTGCGTCCAGCGCATGGGGTCCACCGTGGTGTCCTTCGCCCCTCTGGTGCCCTTTTTGAGGATGTTCGAGTTGCTCGCCAGGGTGGGTGTGTAGGCAGGATACTTGGTGTCGGTGTCGAGCTCTACGTGGAGGTGCGCGCCGGTGGTGTACTTCCCGGTGTTCCCCACCGTGCCGATGCGAGTGTCCTTGGTGACCCGCTGCCCCGGCTTCACCCGCACGTCTGCCATGTGGTAGTAGCGCCCCACCAGTGGGCGGTGTCCGCCGTCAAAGTGGTTGACGCAGTCATCATAGACGATCCCCACCACGTAACCGCAGACATCGTCCCAGCCGGCAAAGGCCACCACGCCGTTACCCTGGGCGTAGACGATGGGGCCGCCGGTCATGTCCTGGCCGTAGTGAACGCCGCCGAAGTCTCGCTGGTAGGCGCTCCCCCACTTGTAGGATGCGGTGAGCCGGGCCTTGTTGATGGGCTGGATTAGTTTTTGCGCCATTATTTTTCCTCCTTTTTAGCCTGTTTGATGATCTGGTTGACGTACACGCTCCCACCCGCGAGGAGTAGGCCCTGCACCACGGCCACAAATACCGCCATCAGGACGTTTTGGACAGTGGACAGGTCGGAGGTCGCGCAGACGTAGATAGCGCAGACAGCGACCGAAAACGCCCCCAGCACGACTGGGATATACTTGTCCTTGAGCAGTTCGGTGTGTTTCAGAGCGGCCCCAATGATGTAGCACACCACCGCGACCGGGACGAGTTCCGGCTTGATGTAGTTGATAATCTGTTCCATTTTGTTCCTTCCTTTCTGTCCCACGTGGGGGCAAAACAAAAGCGCCCACCCAGGGCGCTTATCTGATAATGAGCGAGAGGGCAGCGCCGGCAAGACCGGCGGCAATGGCCCCAATGAGCGCCGCCACCAGCTTGTCCCACATGGACGCGGGCTTGCGTTCCAATTCGGCCAGGCGCTTGCTGGTGTCGGCCTGGTCTTCCCTCATGCCCTGCATCTGGGTAGCAAGTTCTTTTACAGACAATGCCAGTTGCTGGATGGCTTCCTGGTTTTCCTCCAGCTTGTCGATTCTGTGGCTGTTGGATTTGGCACGCTGCTCAACCGCCACAATGATCTCCTGGCTCTGTTCCAGCTTTTCGATTCGCCGGCCATTAGATTTTGTTTTTTGGTTTACGACCGCGATAGATTCCACATTCTCCACAACCTATTTCACCTCCTTTCATGCCGTCCGCTTCCAGACGTAGACTGCCAGATACGGCTTCGAGCCAGTACCGGCCGGCGAATTGCGCCAGTTCATCCACCCCGTCTCCCCCTAACAGTCCTCGGCGTCCGCCCACTCGGGCTGCGCCTTAATCTTGGCATACATGGTCTTGCGCAGGTTGCCATTGACCTGGGTCTCGGTCAACTCAGCGGTCACGTCCTCGGTAGACACCGGTGCGCCTGCATTGGCCGCCCGGGTGTCCTCAGTAAGGTAGCTGTACAGGGTGGCGGTCACCGTCGCCCCGTTGTCCGGGTGACAGCATACCAGCAGCCCATCAATGCGGTGGTAGCTGGCGGTGGTGCCGTTATCATAGGTGATTTGTTTTGATAATGCCATAATTTTCCCTCCCTTATTTCCACCGGCCAATGGCATGCCAGTGGACCGGCGTAACTCGTGCATAATCGCTGTTGTTGGTAACTGACCCCCACCAAAGCGTCGCATTCACTCCGCCCAGCTTGGCCGAAAATTCCCCAACAGTGTCAGCAAGGACTGTTATAGTCATTGATGGGGGTGCCAAAAACCCCACCGGGAACAAGATACTCTGCCCTGTTATCCCGATAGTGCTATGCGCCGGTACTGATTGGCTTGTAACCACGCCGTAGGACGCCATTGTCCCGTCCGGCCATTTCGTCCAGGACCCATTGGAGTTGCTGCCAGATTGGATTCCCGACGGTCCTACCCACTCCGTTGTGCTCCCTCCAATTGCCCGATACCTAGAATATATCGCTCCCCCCGCAGTTTCGATGTAAGCCTGCATAATGAGGATCGAGCTTCCTTCCACGTGGACGATCCCAGCGGACTTCGATGGGCAATTTGCAACTTTTCCCGACGCTGCCACCGATTGGCGCACAAGTATTGTCTGGCCCGGCATCCAGTAGTCGTCAAGGTTATAGCTTCTCGTTTCGTCAAGCAGTTCGACTTTCGCGCTCGATGGCATGGCTCCCAGTTGCTCTGTGGTTGGTTTGTTGCCTGGATGGTACACTTCGCTTCCTTCGGTAATAATCACTCCCGCCACGTCCAGCGCCCCGGAAGCTCTGATTTTCCCGATCCCCACGCCGCCCTTGTCCAGGTGCATGGTGGGAATGCCCCGGTCTATGATGCCGACGCTGGTTGCCGTATTGAGTGCATCAGTGGCAGAAAGCATCACCGAAAAGGACTTCTGAAAATCAAAGCCCCCCGCCCCCAGGTCGCCCGGAAGGTAGCCCTCGAATGCCCACTCTCCGCCGGTGATGGCGATAGAGACGGCCCCGCCGTCGGTGTACTGCTCGGCGGACGTGGCCTTGTACTGGTAGGTGGAGGCAAGGGAGTTGTCGGATGCACCGAAATTCCCCGGCCACCACACCCCCTTAACGGCGAGCTTGGTCTTGTTGTCCACGTTGTTGTCCCGGCGAAGTTGCATCTGGGTGACGCGCGGCGGGGTGTAGGCCACCAGAGAGGCCAGCCGCTCCACAACGGTCTGGTTGCCCCGGCTGTCCACCGCCGCCACCCGAATGCTGCCGGAGGAGGCCCCGGCCAGTTGGATGGCCACGTCAGAGGCGGAGTAGGCGGCGGACGCCGTGGCCCCGCCGCAGTAGAGGATGTACTGCTTGATGGTGGCGGAGGTGGTGCTGCTGGCTGCCTGGGCTGCCGGGATTGTCACCTTGAGAGTGCTCTCCCCCGCCACCAGTATCTGATCGTCGCCAGTGAGAGCTACCGTTTCAGGGCGGATGTCCGCGAAGGAGTAACCGGCGAACACCGGCGCGGCTGCTGTCGGGTTGACGGTGGCCGTCCCGCTTGCTGTGGCGGTGCCAATTAGCTTTCCGTAGTGGTAGCACCAGATGGTAGCTTGGGCTGCCGCCGTGTTGCTGTTGGGGGTGGCCGCATACTCTGCCGCAATCTCTGTCGCTGTGGGCGTCCAGGCGTAGGAGGTTGCCACCCCGCCGATCTCTTTGATCTGTTTGCCCGCCACATAGAGCCGCAGGGTGTGGCTCACCGCATTCCGGCTGCGGGAGATGGAGACAGTGTACCCGCCGCCAATGGTGTGGTCAGGCTTGCTGGTGATGCTGCTGACCGGCGGTGCCGAAGCGGTGCCGGTCTGCTGGCTGGTGCCGATGTTGCGCCCGTAATGGTAGGCGGTGCAAACCATCTTCATGGCCACCGACGTTCCCAGGGCGTAGACCTTGGCAATTTCGGCAGCGGTCAGGTCTACGGTGTAGGAGGCCCCCACTCCTGTGGCGGTGCGGACGAGGGTTGACCCCGCGTACAGCTGCAAGGTATGAGTCACCGAGCCCCGCAGCCGATTGACAGCGTAGGTTCGGCTGTCTCCCACCACAAAGGTGGGGGCCGTCTGCAATGTGCTGTTGCCCACTTGGTAGCAGGTGGCCGTCCCTTTGGCGTCTCCCACCAGGGTGCTTCCGGAGTAGGTGTTGCACCAGAGGACGACTGCTCCGCTGGTAGCGCTGCCCATGGCCGCGTAGATCCTCTTGACATCCGCTTCTGTAAATGTCCAGGTGTGGCTTGCCCCCACCCCGCTGGCGGTCTTGATGGCCACACCGCCCACGTCCAGCTGAATGGAGTGGGTGAAGCTGCTGGACGCCCGGCTGATGCTCACCGTCACATTGTCCCCAACTGTGAAGTTGGGAGTGGAGATGCTGCTGGCTCGCGGGATGGTGTCTATGGAGTAGTCCGCCGCAGTGGAAATCGTGCCCACCCACGACCCAGACAGGGTGGCATTGAGCGCGAACGAGGCCGACGCGTACAGATATTTGCTGCCATCCGCATTGTGGTAGACCCGCTTGGTGGCGGTGGCCAATGTCTTAGGCGAGTTGGACGCTTTCAAGGTCCCCACCACTGCCGAAAAGTCGAACTGTTGTCCGTCTATGGTAATGTGCCCGTATTTCGTGGCATTGGCCACGATGGAGTAGCCGCCGTAGGCGGATATTTGCAGGGTGGCGGTGATGTCGCTGTAATTGCCGCTGATGCTTTGGCTGGCTGACCAGATAAGATTGAGCCCATAGTGGCCGCCTCCAAAATCGGTATTGCCGGAATGATTGAGAGCCAATGTCTCACCCCCTAGTCATTGATAACAAAAAATGCCCCGCCAGCCACCGGGATGACCCGCAGAGCGCCGCTTATATCGTCCGGGCGTTGAACCGTGAACTCCCCCAGGGCTGATAATTGGCGGATGCGCCCGCTGTCCTTGTTGAAATAGGCCACATCCTCGCCGGTGTCGGCATTGCGGAAGCGTACCTGCTGGTTGTCCAGCGACGCCTGGAAGGGGTCCCCCTCCTTGGTGATGTCGATACCCCGCGAGGTGATTTTCACCCCGCCGGCGTCAATCTCATTTTGGGCCTGCTGCCAGGCAGTGCAGACTTCCCCCTGTATGACCGTCCAGTCGGCAATCCACAACGTCCCCCCCTCCACCATGGCCTCAACGAGGGCCGCCGGTGAATCCGCCACAAAGCTGCCGGTGATCTCTGTCCACTCCTCTGCGGCGGCCAGTTCTCGGCGGTGCCCGCCGTGGGAGATGTAGGCAGAGGTGGAGGCCCCTGTCTCCAGCTTGTACTGGCAGTAATAAGCGTACCTCTTGCCCGCCACCGTGGGGATCGTCTGCCCCAGACGCCCAGTCAGGCCGAGGGCAAAACAGCCGCCGGCCGCGGTGGAATTGTAGACGGCGGTAGAGGTGTCACAGACCACTTGCCCATCCACCTGCCAATCATCCAGCCCCAGGCGGCCCGAGCTGCCCTTGATCCTGTTGGCGCCGCCGGTCCGAGACGCGGACAACACCAGGCCGTCCACTCGTTGGGTCAACTCCGTAACCTCGGTGACGATGGCGTCTGCGGTGTGGGATACCTCCTTGATCTCTGACCGGGTGTAGTCGAGCTCTCGCTCAAGCACATTAGACTTTTGCCGCAGGACCTTGATGGATTCATTCAGCGGGCCGCGCTTCGGCTCTGTGGACGGCGACGTTCCGACACTTCGCAGCTCCATTTTCAGCCCACCATTGTAGGTGATTGCCCATTCCATCACCGGCAGCTGCGCGGCCTCGCCATACGCATTTTTGATCGTCACGATGTCGCCTGGCTCAATGGATGGGTCTCCTTGTCCTCTCCACTCAAGCGGCGCATAGCTGTAGCCAGCCACGCCATCGTAGATGGATTTTAGCACGTCTTGTTGTTCCTCTTTGGATGCCGCCGTAAGGGCGTACAGGAGAGGGTTGTTTTCAATCACCAGCGGTGCCCGTGCCTCTGCTCCCTCCGGGTAATTCATGCCCAGGTCACCCTCTTCGGCGATGACGCGCACCTGGTCGATTGGACGGGTGGCGTATTGCGCGCGCATGGCCTCTGTTGTGCTCTCTGGGCCAATCTCTCTGTTGGAGGAGGAGTACCAGCGGAGGTAAAGGCGGCCATCTCGCCCCATCCGGGCATAACACCCAGCTACCTGGGCCGCATATGCAATCATCGCCCGGGCAGTGGTTTCCACAGCGGCCCCTTGCTCGATGAGCAAGGAGGCGTTGGGGAAATTGGCACTTCCCAGCTCAATTCCCGCTATTTCACAAGCACGGCCAACAAGCTGGGCCAAGGTCATGGGCCAGACCTCATTTTCGGTTGTCCAGGCAGCTTCTGCTTTGCAGGCCCTGTCGGCCCCTTTGAGCGTCAGCAACGCCCCGTTTTTTTGCTCCGGCTTCTGCACCACAAAAACGCCCATTGGCACCAGCTCAAGCCCTGCCGCTGTCTCTATCCCCAATTGAGGGACAACCTCTTTCCCCTCCCACTGGATGGCGGCAATGGCTCCATCTGGGTCTGTGACAGCTACCTTCAGTTCATCGGACAAAAACGCCCCCGGCGCTATGTCGCCGCCGCTGTTGGCTAACCCGGAAATCTCAATGGTCTTCACCTGTTCGGCGGAGAGGAGAAGGTTGCCGGAAGTATCCGCCAGCTGCCCCTTTGCCCTTCTGCTGGGCGCAAAAATGTCATTCAGGTATGCTTCGCTTACGGGAAACATTGATTCACCTCTCTGTCATGGACAGCTTGACGTTCCAATATATCTGCCCGTTTCGTATGTACTTGATGGGCACTGAGCGGTCGCCGCAGTATGCGGTGATGGTTCTTCTGCCCCCAGTATAGGGGTCTGGGTAGGCCAATGCGAAAAATACCGGCTCCACCTTCTCCAGCACCGTCCTCATGGTCGGGCCGTCCAGCTTCTTATATTCGACTTCCACCTTTCGCTTTGTCGCCACTCTGTCCCGGATGAGCTGCCCCAGCGAGTTCCGTTCAGATTCACCATCCAAGTCCATGATTGTAACGGTGATTGCATCGGGCACAGGCAAGGCCATGCCGTCAATAGCAATGAGATTTTCCAAGTCTTCCTCCTTACACCGGGAAGGGGAGTTCCCCGGTTTTTGCCAAGTGGTCAATGATGGACTGGATGGCGATGCGGCCAATCTCTTTTTCACCGACCTGCAACACCATGTCCCCACGATTCCCTCTGGCGTCCCTCCACGCCCTCATCATCGCCTGATACATGGATTCGCCGCCGGCCTCCTGGCTCACGATATCCCGAATGAGGCCCTCCGGGGCCTCCAGGTTGCGCCCGCTTCTCTGGTCGCCCAAGATGGCTGCGAACTCCTGGTTCGGGGGGATGACCGCGCCCTTTGCCAACTTCGGGATTTGAGGAACAGGCAGAGGGTTTTGCCCCCAAAGACCTTTAAACGGGGAAACTCCTAGGATTGAGATATTTCTAATAGTGTTCAAAAAGCCATTGATTTTGTTGAACGGGAACGCGATAATTTTATTCAGCCCGTCAATAATTGCATTCACCACTTTTTTGAACATGTTTGAGATTCCCTCGGTAATCCCAGAAAATATTTTCCCGCCGACAGAGAACACGTTTTTAACAGCATTCCAAGCCGCAGAAAACTTATCTTTAAACCAGTTGACAACCCCCGAAAACACCGACTTGATGCCTTCCCAGGCGGCGGAAGCACCATTTTTAAGGGCGTCCCACATTCCGCCGAAGAAATTTTTGATGGGCAGAATGATGGTATTGTTGAACCACTCGGAAACCCTCCCCCAGATGTATTTGATTCCCACAATGCAGTTGTTGGCGAAGTTTTTGACCCCATCCCACAAACCGCTGAAAAAGTCGGCGATCGGTTGAATTACATAATTGTTAAACCAGTCTTTTACCGTATTCCAAACCGCTTTTATTCCTTCCCACGCGGAAATAGCAAAATTTTTGACCCCGTCCCATAAATTTCCGAACCATTCGCATATAGCATCCCATGTTTCGCAAAACCAGTCAGCTACTGCCTTTGCAACTTCTTTGATTTTATCCCACAAACCAATCCAAAAATTTCGGAAGTCCTCGTTGTTGTTCCACAAAGCGATAAATGCGCCAATCAGCGCTCCAATGACTGTAATTATCAGCATGATCGGGTTTGCATTTTGCGCCGCATTAAGAGCTAATTGAGCTATTGTTACAGCTTTCTGCGCAATTTCGACCGCGAGAATTATTGCCTGATAAGCTCCCCACGCCGCCACCAACCCTAAAATAATAGGGGTTAAAGTGCTCATGTGATCTGCAAGCCATTGCAGGATCCCTACAATTACGCCTCCCGTCCATTCTGCGATAGGCTTCAAAAAATAGTCCCACAAAAATTGAGCAGCCGGCGCAAAGTTTTCAATAGTTGTATTGATAGATTCGATAGCTCCGCTTAGAATGTCGATAAACAATGGAACTACATTGTTCATCGTCCAGGAGCCAAATGGCACCAATACATTTTCCCATAGCCAAAGGAGGCCTTCCCCCACATGAACCGCAAAAGGAGCCAGTGCCTCCCACAATCTGTGAAGCGAATCGTTTATATTTCTCCAATCCACCTTTGCGAAGCCGTCTGCAAGCGCATCAATGAACCGGGGCAAACCTTCACCCATCACCCATTTCCCAACCGGCACCAGGAAGGTATTGTAGAAGTCCTGTAGCCCTTGCCAAGCGAATCCGCCCAGACGGGAAAGCTGGTCGCCCAGGCGTCCGAAGGCGTCAATGGTCGGCTGTAATAACGCCTGCAATGCGGTGATGTCGGTGCTGATTTCTTCGACGCCGGTAACCGGGAAATCGATAGGGCCAACCGCCGCCCCCGCTCCGCCGGGGGAGCTGCCACTGCCGCCGGCGCCAGATGAACCGCTGCTTTTTGACAGGACATTCAGCTCGTCAAACGGGGCCAAGGCTCCCTTTGCCTTTTTCCCGGCCTTGGCGGCCTCGTTTCCGGCCCCCTTGATGGCGGAGCCCAGCCCTTCCTGTGCCGCTGCGTTGGCGTTCGTGGCCGCCGCTGCCGCCACCTGTGTCTTGGCTACCTTTTTCCCGAACAGGGCAGAGAGGGCCGTGCTTGCCGTCTGGGCAAATGCAATCAGCTGGGAGAGCAGGGCATTGAGCATCTTGACCGTCGGGGCCAAAACCTGCACCAAACCGTTTCCGACAATCCCCATGAGCTGTTTCCACTGCTCGGAGAGGATACGGGTCTGATTGGCCCAGCTGTCCTGTGTTTTTGCGAAATCTCCGGCCGCAAGCCTGGTCTGCTCCATCACATACTGGAAACGCAGCTGTACCTGTTCCGCCTGGCTCATAGCCGAAGTGGTTTTCCCAAAACCGTTCGCTAGGGCATATGCGTCGAGATTGGTCTGGGTCATTACCACGCCGATTCGTTTGAGGCTCTCGGTTTCACCCGTCCAGATAGATTTCAACATGGTGTCGGCTTCGGCTTGAGACACATTGTAGAATGACGCAATATCAGCGGTTCGTTCCGCCGCCTCCATTGCCATTTTGCCGGCGGCCTCTCCGTACTGACCCATGCCCTTGGACATTGCCATATAGGTGGAGGCTGTTCTTTTGGCCGCTAGTTCTGACATTCCGAAGTTTTTGATGGAGCCTTTTGACCACTCGTCAACAGCTCCAGACATCCCGCCGAAAGCTGTTTCGACGACATTTTGCACCTCGGTGAGGTCAGACGATATGCTGATTGCCTCTCTGCCAAAATTGACGAGCCCACGGACGGCGAATGCGGTAATGGCTACCTTGCCCAGGCTCTTTAAGGCACTTTTTAGGCCGCCCACCTGTGAAGTTATATTTTTAACTCCGTCTTGTAGCCCGGAAGTATCCATCTGTGTTCCGATGCGGATACTCCCATCCAGTTGCCCCATTGCCAATGTATACACCTCCTGCGCCGCTCATCGGCACAGTGGCACTACTTGAGCATTGTCCTATCAATGCCCCAAAAGCAAGGGCAGGCGCGGTCTTTCGACTGCGCCCGGCCTCACCCTTGGGGTCTATTTTTTTGTTGTTCTATGCGGATTTCAAACACTTTCCCGCAATGTCGCGCCCGACACTTGATGTAGAGCCCCCGACATTGCGCCCTGGCTTCCCGGGCAATCTGCTGTGGATGCCCGCAATAGGGGCAGAGCACCTTTTCCCGCTTACTCTCCGTTGCCATCGCCCCCATTCAGTGCTGCCATAAATTTCTCCTCATCCGGGTCTTTGGGCTGCGGTAGGGCGAATTTTCGGCGCATCTTCATATATGCCGCACGGGTGTCTTTGTCCATCTTGGAGAGGTCAGCGGTGCGGAAGTCAATCACCTGGGTGTAGGCGCATTCCCCCAAATCTCCAAAGAGACGGAGAAAGCGGAACCAGTGCATCCGTTCCCGGTCAATGTCGATCCCATAAGCTCGGCGGAATCCGCTGTAGATTCGCCCCGCGTCGGCATCAAAGGAGAAATAGTTGATGTTCTCTCCCTCTTCTTCCTCCGTTGGCTTATCCTCTTCACCACCAGCCACAAACCACTGCAACCCGCGAATGGCTGTTTCGTAGTCGGGGACACCGGCCCCAAAAAGGAGTTGCGACGCAAGCACCAACCGCTCCACCTCGTCGCACTCGGGATCGCCCAAAATCTGCGAAATCTGGATACCAATGCGGTAGTCAGTGCGGATGAGGTATCCCTCGAACTCGTCCGGGAGTGGGTCAAGCAGGAAGTTATACATTCCCCTTGCGGGTGGCACTGTATTTCTTCTTCAGGGTTGCCTCCCGCTCCTTGGCGTACTCGGCAAAATAGGGGGTGATAGCCTCCAAAAACTCCGCGTACAGGTCAACCGACGGGATGATGGGCCCAAACACCTTGCGGCAGGTGTCAGTCCCGAACACATCGTCAATTCGGTCGCGCAGGTGAACGTGGATTTCTGCGTTGAGCTCTGCCCTTGCCTTCGCCTGTTCGCGCTCATTTGGCCATTCTCTTTCGCCGAGCTCTTCTGCTCTGCCCTTGATGCTTTCGATGTATGCGTCAAACTCCTCCATCATTTGAAAGAACCGCCTGGGGAAGTCCTGGTCGCCGAAATTCAAGCAGATTTTTTCGCCGTCATCGTTGACCTCGATCCATTTTGCACCAGTATTTACCCGAATGGAATTTGTAAGCTTTTTAGTGTTTGCCATTGCTCCTCCTTAGCCAGCTGCCGTCATGGTGATTTCCTGGAGCAGTGCCGCCGAAGCTACGGTAATGTTGCCGTTGGCGGCAGTCATCCCATCAGCCATCACCGTATAGGCATAGCTGCCGGTGGGCAGTTCTACTTCCGCCACGCCGTTGCCGTTGGTGGTGAGCACCCCGTCGTTCACGGTAATTTTTGCCCCGGAAACAGCATTGCTGCCAGATTTGACAAGGAAGGTCACCAGCTGCTGGGCCCCGCCGTCCGGGGCGAAGGTCTTGGTCGCAGGGTCGAAGGTGCCGAAGGTGCGCTCCCCAATCCAGTGCAGGGTACAGGGGCAGGCAACGCCCTTGGTATCTCCGCCAAAAGAAGTAAGCTCAATTACCGCGTCCTGCTTCCAGGCGACATATTTCCCGGCCCCGGCGGTCTTGTAGAGCTTTGCCCAGATGAAGGGCTGCACCACATCCTCCAGAATCAGCTCTTTTTCCTCAATTTCGTCCAGCTTTTCCGAGAAGAGATTTCCGCCGGTCACGTAGATGGGGTCGAGCTCGGTTGTTTTCTCATAGGACGAGAGCTCGGTCTCCACATTCCCCAGCACATCCGCAGTAGATTCCACCGTGGGGCTCTGCTCGATAGCCACCGATTCGATTCCCTTACCGATGATTTCCGGCGTCTTCCCCGCCGGCGCGTAGAAGAGCGCAAAGGACTTGCGCTTTTGTTTTCCGCTTGCAATTGCCATTTAACTATTCCTCCTGTAATGTTTTTCGTAGGTCACCGCGATTTGGATTTGGTAGAGCCCGGTTTGACCGTCCTCCGAGAGCTCAAAGAGCATCCCATTCTGCGCGGTGACAACCTCCATTTCTGGCCGGTCACCCACTGGCGGGATTTGCCCCGTCCATTGCTGTTCTTCCACCCAGTCGGCAAAGAGATCGAGAAACTCGGTATTCTCCACCCGCACCACGTCGTCAATTGTCCAATCTCTGGCGTAGAGGGCGAGGTTGTACTGCTTGGTTTTGAAGATGTTCCCCAGCACGTCTTCCTCCACGCTGACGTCGGCGCTGCCGGTCGGCATGATGCCATAGTTGCCAGGCTCCGGCCCTGTCCAGTCCACATGCTGGCCGCCGGTGAACTGCTCCAGGTGCGGGCAGGTAGAGAGCCAGTCCCGCATAATTTCAAATACTGTCATTTTCTGCCACCTGCTGTTTTTCTCACCAACGTCATGACTGCTTTCCCTCTATCTGCCCACATCCTCTTCACCCACATCTTGCCACGCTTTGGTGCGCCGCGGTGAAAAACGATGTCTTTTATGGTGACATGTTTTGGAACTTTCCCGGCCATCACTTTCCCGTACCAGTTTACTTTTGCATACGGCCCAGGGTAGACAATAAGCCCGCTTCCAACCGCTGTAGCGACCACGGCGCGCTGCTTCAGGGAGCCGCTTCGCATGGGCACATAGGCATCCGAGTATTGCAGTACGGCGCTGTCAAGCACTCCTTGCCCCCTGTTAAATCGCCCAGACCATCTTTGGCTGTACTGCGGATACCAAGTGAGTTCCGCCGACAGTTCTCCGGCTCGAAATCGCTTCCCTTTTGGCAGCGGAATATAGTGGATATTAGTTCTCACTTGGCCCGCACCTCCCAGTATTGCAGATATGCAGATCCGCCGTCCCACTTGGCGATGCTGGTTATCGTGTATGCATCTCCCTGCTTCACAAGGTCTCGGATTGGGCTTTCTGGCGACACCTCAAATGTACACAGGCCTTTCAATAGGTAATCCTTCCCGCTGGTCTTCTCGGGGAGGTCGGCGTCGATGGGGAGATGCACCAGCACACTGTCTACCGCAGCGCCCCCAGTCTTGTTGAGGGCGGTTCCCCTGGTGCCCTCCCAGTAGACCTTTCCCACCGCCAGCCGCCTATAGCTTCCATCTGGCCGGCAGAGGTAGAGGGTGCAATCAGCGTTGGTCAGCATCTTCCCACGCCCCTATAGCGGAGAGGGTGAGAACGCGGCAGGTTTCGGTCGATGGCCTTTTCCAGCTTCTTCCCCCATTGCGTTTCCCACTCGGCTGACGTGTCATAAGACACCGACCGCGCCCCTTCTGTCTCGGATTTCAACCCCACAGGGCGCCCTTTCTCCGTGTTCTCCCAGCTGTACAGGACATCCACAGCCGCACAGACGGCGTTTTTTACCGCCTCGTCCGGCTCGGCGCCTTCTTTCAATCGCCCAAAGGTCAGCCGATCTATTTCCCCGCCGGCGTCACGAGCGAGCGCCTGGAATTGGCTTTCTGGCACAAGGGAGCCGTGGTAGGTTCCCGAATAGTAGGCATAATCCGCATACTGCAATGCTTTCCCCCCTTACTTACCGTCCTGGTGCTCCTTTTCCATGTGGTTTTCAAGGCCCTTGGCGGATTTATATTCCTTCCCGCAGATGGGGCACGAGAACCCCTCTTCCTTTTCAGGGAATATCAAGCCAACGATTTTACCCATTTCGCGCCTCCTACGCAGTGGCCTTATGATGCAGGTAGATGCCGGCCAACTTGTTTTTGTATGCGTCGGCAATCCCGACATTGCGGTAGCCGAATTTGTAGCCGTCTCCGTTCTGGTTCACAGCGGCGTCGATGATTTTGGGGGCAACGTGCTTCTCGAACTGAATCAAGGCCGGCTTGTGGACAATCAAAAAGTTAATATCTGCAGCGCCAGATGCCTTGGCATACCCGCCAGCCTCCTGGCCGGTTTTCCCGCTCTTGAGTTCGATTGCCGTATAGAATCGGCTCTGCGGCACCTTGGTAACAGACGAAAACGCCGCCAGAACTTCCTTGCTTTTGGTGGTGTCCAAATCTCGAATCATCCCATACAGAGTGGGAGTGATGAACAGATGTCGATCAGTATCGGGGACTTCGTCCTCGTCCATCTTGTCGACCGCCACCCGCAGAGCCTGCAAAACGGCGGCGCCGTCTGCAAGGGTCGCGCCGGTACTCACCTTGGAAATTCCATCTTTTCCGGCATAGCAGGCGAAGCGGAAAGCGTCCAGTTCGGGCACAACTTTGGTGCGGACAAATTCACCGGCCAGCCGCCCAAAAGCAATTCCGGCGGTCTCCATATTGTCCATTGTGTCAACGGTGAACATCCGGCCCCGGTCGTAGTTGCATTTGACGGTCTCGTTGGTGAGGGTGACATCGCCGTTCACGTACCCATCATTGCGACTGTAGTCGCCAAGCCCCTGCATATCCAGCATGGGGATAACGAGCTCGTTTGCGTTCGCCCCCTCTCTCACCAAATCGGGGTTGCCGTCCAGCTTGGCCGTCAGAGACGCCAGCTTGTAGACCTCGTCCAGCATGGGTACGAATTTCTGCGCAAGTTTAATGTTGTTTGCCATTTTCTTATTTCCTCCTATTCATTGGGCAGCCCAAACGCCGCGCGCAAGACTGCCTCATCGGCGTCCCCTCCATTTGCCTGGACGCTTCCTGTGCCTGTAGCAATGGAGGGCGGTGTTTCCTCTTCCTCAAAGAGATACCCGTTTTCTTCTTTCAGGGCGGACAGGGCCGCCTCTACGTCGTGCTCTTGGTTCTTGCTGGACTTCAATTCCTCCATGTCCAACAGCGCGGCAATGGCCTTGGTGTTTCGCCCCCTCGCTCTTCCAATCGCCCGGTCAAGTATGGATTGGAACTGTACTTCGGCAACCTTCTGCTCCGCTTCTTTTTGGGCTGCCTTGTACTTTTCCTCCCACTCTTGAGCAGATTTTCTGACCGCCTCAATGTCCTTGCCCTGCTCCTGCATCTCCTGGATGGCTTTTGTCGCTTCGCCCAGTTGGGCTTTCAGAGCCTTGACCGCCTCGTTCTTGCTGTTGTAGTCATCCCGGCCGACAAATCGCTTACCAATCTCGGCACTGATTTTCTGGTCAATTTCGGCGGTATAGCCGTCTCCCAAAATTTCCTTCAAAAACTCAAGCATCGCTTTCCTTCCTCCGCTGTCCTTTTTTTCGGGCCAGCCCCCGTTTTGCGGCGCCCGTTCTTTTGTCCCCTGGGCCGGGGGTAAAATAATAGCAGGCCCTTTTCGGCCTGCTCTTTTGGTTCTATTTCTGCACTTACCGGCAGCATCGCCTCCTTTCATGGCATGAAAAAACCACCCGTAGAAACAGGTGGTTCACATTATCTCATCCAAAATATCCTTAAATCGCTTGCCTCCAACCATCCAGTTGTCCAACAAGTTATCAACTCCCGAAAAATCTTCCTCTTCTCCATCGGAATTCCAGGTGTAATACATCCCATCCACAGAGCAGACAGAGTACTGTTTCCCACCATACTGGAAGGCAGGTTCATTTACCAAAAGCCACTGTTCAACTTTCTTTCTATCCACCCTTACCTCCTCCTAGCAAGTCCGCGTTCTCTATTTTCTCTTCGTCTGTAAGAGACCTTGTCGTTCTCTCTTCCAGCACCCCATCTTCTCCCCATGTGTATTCGTGCACATGATATGGTTCAGTCCTATCCTCTCCAAACCTATGTTGCTTAGGCCTGCTGTGGTCCGACGAATGGACTTGACGTTTGAGCATCCCCTCGCTATCGTAGATACTTCGGTCTATCTGTATCTTGCCGCTTCTGTACTTGATCTTGCTTTCAATGACAGCGTGAGGGCGGTACACCTTGGGGATAGATGGCTTTTCTTTTTCCTTCCAGTCATCCGTTACAATTATGGTTCCATCTTCATTGTACCTGTACTGCCGATATTTTTCAATATTTTTGCGCACCGCCTTCGAGGCCTCCGCCGCCTCTTTCTTACCCCATCCAGCGACCCACGCTCGTTCCTTCTGGGTGGTAAGACCGGCGGCAGACGAAAACTTCTTGTACTCGCTTTCCAACCGCTTCAATTTGATTTGATGGGCTAGCTTCGCATCTGCGTCTCCCGCGCCTTCTGCCGTCAGTATGTAGTTTTTCTGCGACCGCATGGCCCGCTCGATTTGGCGCTGCTTCTGGCTCGCCTCGTACAGGCTGTAGTGTCTACCCTGGTAGGTGATGCCCTTCTGGTTCTGCTCCTGCATCTCCTGTAACTCCGCCTCGGAGTAGACGGGAGCGCTTACGCCCAAAATGACCGGGTAGGCGATATGCCCACAGTTGAGCGTCCCAATTCGGCGATTGAGGTTGTCGTTGATCCGTTTGTACTCGGCATCCGAATACTGCCGGCCCTGGTACGGTTCATGGTCTGGGGCGCTGTCTGGGTGGGCGCTGATTTCCCACCCAGTGGCCCCCATGCGATCGTGGGTCTCTTGGCTGATCTGCTCCTGCATGAGGCCAATTCCGCCCATGATATTTCGCCGTATTGCCGCCTCTAACTTGGTGGTGACACCGCTTTCATAGTCAATCACCCGAACCCCGTATTTTGCGAGATTCCGGCAGGCATTGCGGACGGCGGTGTTGTAATCGGACGCGCCCGTAAATACCTGCTTAAAGGCAAAATCCGTGGCCTTGTGGTACGCTTTTTGTAGAGGGTACACTTTTCCATCTGGCCCAACCATTCCCAGGGTCTGGGTCAAGTTGGAAAAATCCTTTTTGGCAAGCCGCTTTGCCACCTTGAGCTGTTGCTGAAGAGTTGCATTCGCGGCAAATGGGATAGCTGCCGCTGTAGGCAGGCGTGAAAGATCGAAGCGGTAGCCAACCTCCGCCGATTGCTGCATGAGTTTTTCCGCATCCGCCGCACTCACCTTGAGGATTTTCTGGAGTTCCTTCTTTACCTGCTTCTGGCTTATGCCCAACTCCTGAACTTTCCAGGTCTGGTATGCGGCAGTACTGGTGAGCTGCCCGGCCTCCGACACTCGCCGGGCGATGTCCCGCAGCAAGAATTCGGCAATTGGGTCGACCGTCTTCTCGGCGGCATCCTGTAGCCCTTTAATTTGTTTCGGGGTCAGCATTGGCGCTCACCCCTATCCCTTTTGCGGAGGCATTTCTTCACCTTCGACAAGCAGCGCCTCCATTTCCGGCATATATTTTTTGGCGATTTTTTCGAGGTCTTTTTCTGCCTTCCACTTCTCCCCAAAATACCACGCCAGAGCAATCTCGGGCCGGAGCATCCCTGCGGCAACCATCTGCTGGTACTCTCCCCAGGTGCGGTCTCGGTTATAGAGGACGCCATCGCCCCAGTCAATCACCAAGTTGTCAGGGTTCCACCTGTCCGTTCCGCCCGGCAATCTGTACTCCTTGGCGACAGCTGCGCTTACTCGGAGCAATTCCCGTAGGGTCTCTTCCCATGCCTGCTGTAGGTCGATGATGGTGAGGTTGTAATCCCCTTCGCTCGAGGTGATTTCTGTCGCCGTCCGCTCGGACGCCTCCACCTCGGAAAGAATTCCGCGCTTCATCCCGATAGCAGTTTCGATGTTTCGCAGGTATTCATTTTTTCGGGCAAGATAGCTCTGTTCCCGGAGGGCCGGCGAAAATACGGTCACGCCGACATTCTTTGTACTGTCATCTACAGCCAGGAAAACGTCGTCTTCCAGCCGCTTGTTCCCCTTTCTGTCCCTCGCCAGCATATCCTCGCTGGCGATGATACGAGACCGGCCGTGCTCAAACTCTCGTCCGAGCTGCCATTCGTTGCGGTCAATGCGGTGGATGAGAGCTGCCGCAGGGGCGTATACCGCGACCCCATCTGTCGACCCATCCACACAATTATCTGCCGGGGAGTGCAGCTTTGCCATCCCCAGCCCCATGGGCGTCCGGTAGGTGTGGCTCTCCTCTAAGCCTCCATATTTCGCGAGCGAATGGAGGCTTACCGGGCTTCCCAGCTCCCCACGGGTGTAACTGCGGAACAGCTTGTAGTCAATTGTGAGACGGCCATCTGGCCCCACAGTGCGGCGCTCTACCAGGGTGTAGACTTTTCCGGCCTCCTCGGTGATTTCCAGCATCCCAACACTGGTATCGTTTCCTTGGTCGTCTCTGGACAGCACCACGTAGCAGTCCCGGCGGACAACCGAGTAATGGATTCCTCCGCCCATCGGCACCGGCTTGATGTAGGCGTCTCCGGCAGATAGCATATTTTGCATGGCTCTCTTTTTCACCCGGTCGGCAGCTTCAAGCCATCTCTGCGCCGCCTCATCATTCCCCTTGAGGCTGGCGGAATACTCTCCAAAAATGGTCTTTTGCAGCTTGTTCACCACTGCGTATGCCATTCTCTGGCATGGGTCTTCCCTGGTCTCCTCGTCCTCTCGGGTTCTGTAGTAGAGGTTCAGCCAGTCTCCGATTGCCGCCTGCATCTCGGCAGAAGTGACGTCCTTGCAGTTTAGCGCCTGCTCAATCAGCGACCCCTTCATCCGCCGCCCTCCTTCCCACTCGTTTTGTCAGTCTTCCAGCCATCTTCATTCCGTCGTGCAGCCCCTCTATATAGGCCTCTTTGTCGGAGAGCTGGCGCTTCAGATCCCGAATCTCCATCTCCTTCTCGGCCAGCTGGCGAAGTAGGTCTCCCCGGCACCACTCGGGCAGGAATCGCTTAAAAATCCATATTTTCAGTTTCTTCATCTGCCCCGCCTCCTCCAAACTCTTTCCATTGCATACCGTACGGCGTCTATGTGGTGATTGTCCGCGTCCGGGTATTCGTTCGTGGGCTCCCCGTCCTTGGTAGTCGTGTATTCGTATTCCGCAAACTCCCGGGCTGTCCTGGGGCATCTTTCCGGGTCAATGCAAATGGCGGACAGCCCTTGCAGCCACTTCATAGAGTAGGCCACGCTGCCCGGCCCCTTCTCCGCCTCTCGGCAACGCACTCCAAATGCCCGATAATCATCACAGCTCTTGTTTTCTGCACTGTCTGCGGTGACTATTTCGTCCGGGTCAATCCACTTCTTGACAATCTCTGCCGTTTCCTGGTTTCGCACCTTCTGCCGCTCCTCCTCGCCAAATATGTAGAGCACCCGGCGCCCAGCGTCGTAGTGCATCCGATTGAATGCCCATGGGTCTGGGTACCAGCCCCAGTCAACGCCATTGTAGATGCGGTCAAAATGCTTGATTTGGTCGACCGAGATTGGCTCAAGGTGGAGATTGTCAAATACTTGAGTGCCGTTACCCACCACCTCACCCAAATACTCATGTCGGTACTTGATGGGGTTGGTATTTTCCAAATGCGCAGCATCATCGAGAAATCTTTGCCCCAGCCATTCGGTAGGGGTCGTCAGGTAGGTGGAGTGGTGGGCCAGCTTGCCCGGCTTGTTCTCAAGCACATAGCGGTTGGCCCAATTTCTGGCCGCCGCCGGCGGGTTGAAAGATTTCAGGGTCAGCGAGAAAGGCCCGCCACGAAGCACCGACTGCTCCACGTTGCGTATTTCCTCCGGGCCCGCAAATTGGTCAAGTTCCTCAAACCAGACGATGCCAACATACCCTCGCTGCATCTTGATGGACTTGACCTTTCCAGGGTCATCCAGCCCGAAAAACATGACCTTCTGCCCAGTTAGGGTGTAGATGATCTCCATTGGCGAAACCGTGGCCTTGCAGTATGGCGTAATCCCCAGCACATCTGCCGCCCACATCATCTGCGCGTAGACGCTGTTGCGGAGGGTGTTTCCCACCTTGCGGAGGACTACCGCATGGCAGTCCGGGCGCCGCAGGAGGGTAAGCCAGACCTCAAGGGACGCGGTGCTGCTTTTGAGACTGCCTCGCCCGCCCGCCAAGACAACCTCTTGGGCCTCCCCTTTGCGAATGGCCGCGTGGATAGGGTAAAAGGCGGGGGCGATTACCTTATCCAGGGATATTGTCGACAATCTGCACGCCCCCCTCTGCCCCCGGTTCAATCAGTTTGTCTCTCCACTTGCCAGGCCGCCGGTTTTTCAGCCAGAAAATCTGCGCGGTTACGTCTCCCGCCAACGCCTTATAGAGCAGCGCGTTTTCTACCTGATAGTCAACGACTTCTTTCCCCTTTTTTAGGGCGTCAGAAATGTCGCTGTATCTGTTTTTCCAGGCATACAGCGTGGTTCTTGCAATCCCGATTTTCCCCGCAATGTCCTCGTCCGTAAGTCCGTCTCTGGCCCATCCCTCGAGGCATACAAGGCCCTCCGGGGTTAGCCATTCTTCGTATTTTCCTTTTGCCACCCCGGCCTCCCTTCTCCCGTCTCCCCAAACCCACCCTCCAGCACCTATGCGATTCGCTTGCACTGGCACACCCGTTGCCCAAAAATGGGCGCGAAAAAGCCCACACCGTCAGGTGCAGGCTTGAATCTTCGGCCCACCCAGCCTACTAAATACCCCACGTAGGGACGCAGGGCTTCGACTGGGCAGGCAAGTTGGTTGCACCAATCATTGTAGCCGGTGCCGCTCCCCAGTTCCCATGGAGTAGGGGCCTGCTGGCGGGTCTATGACCCTGCGCTCTGCCAGCTTTGGCAATTGGTGGGCAAGCCGTCCTCATGCAGACAGCCCGCCCATAAAACCCGCCGTCTCGCCTGTCCCCAGATGTTGGGGAGGTTACTGCGGTGGGCTGATTAACAAGGCCGTCGCGCTCCGGCCATTGTGTCCAAGCAAGGCGCGCGTCCATCCTCACTTGAATCACTATAATTATTTTACCACTATGAACCGAACAAAACGAACAGATTATTGATGAAGAAAGCGGTCGTGCGCCACCCTCACGCCGTCTGCCGTATTTCCTCCGCCGATGTGGAGGGCCACCGCTGCCCATGAAAACCCATTGATGTACCGTAAGCTAAGGATTTGCCGCATCAGGCAGTCGTTCACCCCGGCAATGTACCGATTCAGCCGGTTGTATTCAGCGATTGATGCCTTGATTTTCCCCTCGATAATAGCCCTACAGTCGGCTATTTCGGCGGCTATGGCGGTCTTGTCAGATATTCCGCCTACGTGCGGCAAACCAGTAATTTTAGGGGAGATGTTCTGTGCGGCGGCTTCCAACTCTCCGAGGCGGCGCTTTTCCTGCTCGATTTCGCGGTTGAGATAGTATAGCTGTGACAGTTCCCTCTTGGTCAAAACATCTCCTCCAATCTCAACCAGACCCCAGCCTCCCGCAACTCATGGTCAACCACCAGCAATTGGTCTGGGTCGTCCGCACAGCGGGAGGCAATCTCCGCCCAGGTCATAAGTACACGTTCGAGCCGGGCCTGTCCGAAACCCTCCGCCCTCACCGCCAGCAGCATCTGCTTGACTGTTTGGCGGACGGCCCTTTCGGCGACCTGCTGCTCCTTGGTGATGCGGTGGACGCGGGCTTTCACTGCTCGCCCTTTCCATCCGCCAGCAACTCGACCAGGTGATCAGTGGCCGCCAGGTACTCATCCCAACTATCGCCGAATATCTCCTCCATCTGGTCCAGCATAACGGATACGTCTGCTATTTCCTTCCTGGCGTGGACCATGGCCTCTTCGGTCAGGTAGATGTCTTTTGACCCTTCGGCCCGCAGGTACTTGTTGAGGGCCTGGATCAGTTCAGCGCATTCTTCCATACATTGGCGGATTTGGGCCTCTTTCCCCCATTTTTCGATTGCTCGTTTGGGTGCGGTCAGTCTATCGTTTTTATCCATTATGCTTCCCCCTTTAACTCGTCTTCCAACTGTATTTTTGACACTAATAGATGGGAATCTCGCAACCACCGTCCTCCATTGGAGCCATTCGCAATGGCAGTCTTCATGCTCGTCGTATGGCTCACTTTCGTCCATACACTTTAGCAGGTCGCTCTTGCTGATTAGCTGCATACTTTACATTTCCTCCCTCATCCTCGCGCCGCAGTTGGGACAGCACATGCTCCGCCATTCGTCCGGCTTGTACCTGTGGCAGTGAGAGCAGACCAGCCCACCGGTGGGGTGCTCAATCCAATGACCGTGCGGTTGCAAGTCTTTGGGGTCTATGGTGGGGGCGTCTTGTATCTCACTAATTGCGTCCAGGAACACCCCTCCCGCCACCCGGTCATCTGCTTCCTCGCAGTCTCTTGCATATCCCTCAAGTTTTTTGCAGACGGTGTCTGCATCAATCAGCCTCATGGTCTGCCTCCTCTCTCGGTGGAGCCTGGCGGGTGTTCCAGGCGGTAAGGGCTTTGTTCTTATTGCCATATATCTTAGTACCCACGCAGTGTGTCTTGCAGCACACCGCCCATCTGCCACTCAGTTGTTTTAGTTCTGCTTCTCCCCCGCAAAACGGGCACGGCAGTACAATCCCCTGCTTGGTGCACTCCTCCTGCGCCTCTCGGTCGCCCACCAGGGCGCGTCTGATTATGTCATTCATCGGCTTAGCCCTCCAAAATATATATTTTTGCGGTTTTGCATCCAAACTCCACCGCCTCCTGGTGGCTCTCTACCGCCAGGTCAATCTTGTGCCCCTTGATTGCCCCGCCGGTGTCCTGTACCACCCTCTCCCCGATGCCATCTATGTAGATGCGGGTGCCCAGCGGCATCACGTCGGGGTCTGCGGCCACGGTCACCCCTGGCGCCACTGGATCCCCGCTGGCGGTGGTGGGGTTGCCCCCGCAGATGTGGGGGTACTGCTCGGTGCAGTAGGCGTAGACCGCAAACTCACCGGCGAAAATTCGCTGTTGAGATTCTACGTGAGCCATCATTGGCTCCGGCAATCTGGGTTCGGCGGCAGTCGCTGGCCGCTGTATGGTGAGCAGGGCCAACAGCATGATCAGGTATTGGGCAAACTCACGCATCCCATTCTCACCCCTTCCAACACTGCCTTTTTGGTGACTTGTTCCCCCGTCATCCGTGAGAGGCAATCCAATGACAGTTCTAGCAAGCTTTCTGTGCTTTCCCCTTCCTGGGCACTCCTGACCAGTTGACTCAACCCCTCCCCTAACTTTCGCAGATTCTCCTGGTATTGCGCCAAACAGGCCGCCTGCCGCTTCTCGTCTTCTACAGCTCGCAGATATGTACTTTCTAGTGTTCTTCTCTCCTGTTGGGCCTGTTCTTTGGTGATCCGTCCAGCCCGCCATTCGCCGTAGAGGCACCGCAGGGCCAGAAAGCAGGCCTGTTGCGACAGGCTTCCGCGATGGGGGTATTTTCCGCCGGCGGATGCATCGCGCTCAATTTCTCGAAACTTCATCTGTGCCTCCTTTGTGCGACCTGTGCGACTGTGTGCGACTTGTGGTCGCACGGTTTTTTTGGCTTACCTATGCGATTTTTAAAGCGTTGTGCGACTGTGCGACTTTTTCCGCGAATTTTGCTATATAGGGATTTTACGTTTTTTGTTATGCTAAAGTGATAAAGAATTAAAATGAACAAAAAATTCTTTTCTATTAGGGGGTATGTCTAAAACGTCGCACAAGTCGCACATTTCGCACAACCGCATAACCATGCGATTTGTTCTAATATCCAAAGTCGCACATAAGTCGCACAACTCCTTATTCTTCCGACAAAAGGTCGTTTCCGATCTCATCTTCCTCCGGCAAAACCAACACCACACAGTGGCATGGGGCCCTGTTGATTCGCTTGGTCATGTCAAACCCCTTGCTCCCGACTTCAATTTTTCCTGCTGACTTCGCCCAGCTGAGGAATGCACGAGGGCTATATCCCTCATCCTGACAGATGCGGTTGAAGACGCTGCGGACGATGTACGCCCTCCCGCGGTCAACTGCACCCCAAACCTCATTCTGCTCACTCTCCCCGCAGAAGCGGTGGCGATTTTGCACCACATACTCACAGAGAAAATCGTAGCAGCGGCCGTTCTGGTCTACACTGGCCCGGGTGCGGAGGAACTCGGAGATGTCCTCTAAAGAGAGAGCTCGCCCATCCTCGAAAAGCCAGTGGGTGGCCAGTTGGTCGGCCGTCAGGATGAGAGCGGCAGCCATGGCCTGTTTCTCGGTTGTGTCGTTCTCCCGCAGAGCCGACGAAAACCGGTTGAAAAGGCCCTCTGCCTCCTCAACCCCACCCTCTGTCAGCCGCTGCACAAACAGCCGGCCGGCATGGCCATAGTGGCGCTTGGCGGTGTTGGCCACTCCGCGCGGGTCGGAAAACAGCCGTTCCCGGCACTCCACCTCTACGATTCGGTTGACCGCTCCTCCGCCAGAAGATGCGCCGGTAATGGGCATTTCTCCCGACGTGAGGATACAGTTTTGCCAGGTAGGGGTCTGATCAGTGCCGCCGGAGCGGTTGCCTCTGGTTCGCCCCACCCCTTCGGAGAGCATGTAGATGTCCTTGTCAAACTCCTTCTTGTCCTTGGCGATCTGGAGCTCATCGAGAATCAGGGGCAGAGAGTTGCAGAATGCTGCTGACCGCTCCCGCCCTACGGCGGTAGAGTTGAAGGTGTGGATATACTTTCCCATCTCCGGATTGGCCCATACCGAGGCGGCCAGCATCAGCCCTACGGTCTTGCCCGCCTCGGTTCCGCCCCAGAGGTGGACAAAGAAAGGCAGGCACCCCAGCGGACCCACCAGCACACTGGCGAAAGACGCCGCCAGCACGATTCGCGCAGTGATCCCCTCCGCTGCCCGCACCTGTCGTGCCAAGTCGAGCCACTCTTCCAGTGATCCTCTGGCCTTGACGCTCTCAAAAAAGCTGCGGAAGTTGGCATCTCCGTCAAAGACCAGTTCGGACACATAGGGCGAGAAACCCTCTTCGCCGATCCACCCCAGTCTTCCCACGCTCTGTTTTTCTGGGATCTGATCGTAGTTGAGCCCTTCGATGTCGTGAAGGTAGCGCACCAGGTAGGCAGCCGATTCTGAAGTCACCGCCACCCCTACATTGGCCAGCTCAAGAATGCTCTGCCGGCTGGCCAGGGTTCGCTTGTCCGCCGTGGTGTGGCGCCACTGCTTCCCCTTGCGGAAGGCCAGCACCAGCTTCTCCACCCCGGTGTCGATGTTCACCAGCCGCATTACCGGGAGGATAGGGTGATTGCAGGCCACCACCTCCCGGTAGTCCTCGCTGATGGTCACGCCGTACTCGTCCGCCTGCCAGGGTCCAGTGTCCAACTCCACCTCCTGCCCCTCGAACTGGGTGACAGCCATCCCCACCGGCCGAGCAAGGGCCATCTGCTTTTTCACGTACTCCGAAAAGGCTTTCTTAAAGCCGGTGACCCGCACCTTCCGGGCCTGTTCGCTCATCCGCTGGAGCAGCCTGTCAAGCACAAATTTGTCGTCATAAAATTGGTAGAGGAACTCATAGGGGTCCGTCCCCTCCAGGTAGTCCTCCCGAGTGTAATTGGGAATTTGAATGGCTTCGATGGCTGTTCGCCTCCCATCTTTCAAAATTGCTGTTCTCTTCCAGCCAGTACTCCAGGTATGGGATCCGATGGGCGGCCTCTACCCAACTTGCCGGCAAGGCCGGCGGTTCTCCCTCCCCATTCCATTGAGAAGGGCGCTCTTCTCCTAACCTCAAGCCCCGGATTTCGGCGCAGAAGGCCGCTGTCAGCGACTGGTAAACCTTCTTCCCATCTTCTCTCCTGCGGCGCTCCTGGGCTCGTTTTTGGGCGACTTCTGCCGCCTTTCTTCTGGTCCGTTCGTCCCTCTGCCCGCGCATAAGACCCAGGCCGAAGTCCTCGTCTAATCGAACCAGTGCCTGTGGATATGTAATGCCAAAAAGGCCCATCACCAGGTCAATCACCGAGCCCCCCGCCCCGCAGACAAAGCAGTGGAACCGCCCGTCTGTGTAGGCAAAGTTGGGGTCTTCCCCCTGATGGATGGGGCAAGGTATCCGCCCCCTGGAGGAGGTGGGGAGACCGTATCGGAGCAGCACTTCGGGCACCGTGATCCGCGCCTTGACCTCCTCCGCCGTGCTCATGCTGCACCGCCTTCCAATCGTTCCTTGGCCCAATAGTAAAGGGTGCTGTAGATGATTCGACCGCTGTCCTCCGGCTGGCAGAAAAGCAAGGTGATACCGTAGCGCACCTGCCATGCCAACAGGCTGGCGGCCAGGGCCTTGGGGGCCATCTTGCTGCGGTAATCATGGGAGTATATCTTCCTCCAGCTGGCATTCTCCACCAGCAGAAACACCTTCACCCCTGCCGCTTTAGCCCGCAGGAACTCCGCCTCAAAACGCCGCCGGTCTACTGTAAAGTTTCCGGCGATCTCGTCCAGGTTGGCCTTGCGCTCGATGACCACCTCGTCCTCCAGGCTCAAGAACCCTCCCTGCTCGTCGGGGAGTAAAGCGGTGTAGTCCCCGCAAGGAAGCTTCCCTCGCTGCACAGGAATTTTCTTTTTCCCCAGGGTGTCTTCTATGTGGTCCCACACCTGCTCCCGGGTGTCCACCAGGACGCCCATCTCTTGCAGCCGCCCTTTTACCTGGGTTTCGCTATACCTCCTACGCATGATTAGAATGGCAGGTCATCATCGTCCGCCAGTTCCTCAAAGCCCTGCACCTGCTGGCGGCTGGGCTGCTCTCCTTCCCAAGGAGGGAGGGTACCTTGTTTGTCCCGGTGGATAAACCACCGCACCTTCAGGTACCCTCGATCGTCTTCTGCCAACCTGGCGGCACCGGCTGCACCTATCCAACCCAAAATCTCGTTGTCCTCGTCGGCAATGCCAAAGCTGTCTTTGAGGGAGGTCAGGTTGCGGTTGAAGTAGTCGTTTTTTACGATATAGTGTTTGATGCGGATGTTCGACCCGCTGGGCCGTACCGCCACCACCAGCATAGGGTTACCACTTTTGCTCACCGTCTCCTCCACCTCGGTGATGGCCACCCGGTAATCTCCGGGCTCCAGCCGGGCGCTCTCTTCTCTGCGGTATCCGTCAAAAATACTCATTTTTATTCTCCTCTCTTTTCGTCTAGATAGGTGGCTTCCATATCTGCCAGATGCAGCTTCACTGCCAGTGGGCAATGATCAAAGGCTGTAGAAACCGCGTAACTGCCACCCTTAGTCGCATCGTCAAAGCCACCCATGTGCCATCGGATGGCCAGAGCTTCGCTGGTCTTAAGGCGCATGAACCGTTCAATGAGAAAGACTGACTTCTCGCCGTGGCCGTAGGGGAACTGATCCTCTACCTGGTAGAAGGGCACCTTCTCCCACCGGCCGGTCTGTTCATCCTTCACGTTGCGGCTGCTGACCTTGTAGAAATTGGCTTTACAGAGGTCGTGGAGTAGGCCGCAGACGGCCAGGGTTTCGGGTGTCTCTTCCGGCGCCAGGGCGCAAAGTCGCTTGTAAACGTTCACGCTGTGCTCGCACAGCCCGCCAGGATAAGCGCCGTGGAATCGGGTGGATGCCGGGGCAGTAAAGAAGTCGGTGGTCTCCAGCCAAGCCAACAGCCGGTCGGCCCCCGGCCGGGTGATCTTCTGATATGCGTTCATAAAGTCCATATTCGGCATCAGTCTCTTGCCCTCCATTTTTCTGCGTACAGTTCATCCAGCTCGGAAAACTCCAAATACTGAACAAATGGTTTTACAATCGTTTCAATTTCCGGGGTCTCGTTTCGGGTGTAGATCTCCCGATACAGGTCTCTCCCGTTGCTCACCAAATAGGTGAACCTCTCCACCTCCGGGCAGCAGGCAAAATACATGGGGTGCTGAGGGCTGTCTAGGTATTTTCCCGGACGGTAGCTGTGGGAGAATTTGATGTCGTAAATCTCCCCGGCCTTGAGGACGTCCAGACGGCCGTAGAGAAGGAATGGGATCCCGTCAATGGCCATGTCCCGATAGGCGGCCACCTGAAAAGCTCCTCCTTGGACAATTTGTCCCACCTGCCGAATCCCCTCTGCCCACTTGTGCCCCTCTTCCGGCTCCTCACCTTCGCACCAGGCGGCGACCAGATTTTCAAATTGGATGCCGTCCTGGATGGGTTTTGTTCGGGGTGTAGGCTGCCGGCGCAGGGTCTTCAAAAAGTCCTCCTGTGCCCGTTCTGGGTCGCCGGCCTTGTACATCCACAGCCAGGCCGAAAGGAGTGACTGGGTCAGTAGCAACCTATTCCTTGACATAGGCCCCTGCCTCCCTGTCCCAGTGCATCCCCAGGGCCTTGATTTTGGCCGCCAGTAAGGCTTTGGCCTCTCGTTCGCTGGTGAGGTGGTGGGAGAGCTTCTTCAGCTGGTGGGCTGTTTCCAGGGCAGTGGCAGGGTCGCGGATTCCCTCGATCAGATCCCGCACCTGTTCCATGACCGCCTCATAGGCTTCTTGTTCTCCCCGATGGGCTGCCGCCTCCTGCCGGATATTCTCCCGGGCCCGCTCAAAGAGCCGGCCCAAAAAATCGTTGGGGACACCGTCGTCCAGTCGAGGCAGCTTCAGCAGACCCTGCACCCCATAGCACCCCTTGGCAAAATACTGTTCAGTCGGAGTGAACCCCACCAGCCGGTCATCCCCCACCATCTGCATGAAGCACCCCAGGTCACAGGGCTGCCAGACGATGTCCCGGGCCGCCCCTTCGCAGAGGAGCCTCTGCCGGGTCACGTCTCCGTCCCTCTGCTCCACCGTGTGGAAAACATAGATGATGTTTTTGTTCAGGGTGTATTTCAGCCAGTTGGTAAACCGGACAAATTCCGCCTTTACCGCGCCAAACCCTTTCAGGGAGATGGCTCCATTCTTCTGCCGGTTGAGGGAGGGGTTGTCCCGCATGGCCCAGTCCTGCAGGTAGGTGACAAAGCTGCCGCCGGTGTCGATGACAATGGTCTGACAGGCCTTTACCTGCGGGCTTTCCAGGTCTTTGAGCACCTCTTCGTATGTATCTGCCTCGATGGTGGTTTTGCGGTGAGCGGCCCTGACCCGGGCAACCCCCTTGTCGAAGTCGATGAGCACCGGGTCCGGCGCCGAGAGGGCCAGTGTGGTCTTCCCAATCCCCGGGCTCCCGCTGATGATCATGGAAAATTTCTGATTGCTGAAATCCATTTCAGCCGGCTGTAAAATCGCCATCTCTATCTCTCCTTAAATGGTCTCATACTCGAACTGGCCGTGGTTGCACAACCAGAAAAAATAGGTTTCCGCCAAAAAGTCTTCGCAGAAATCGGCAACCAGGCTTCCCACATCGTACTCCCGAGAGAGAAGGAATGCTTTCCCTCCTACAACCCGCAGATAGCCACAAAATTGTTGCCAGTGATCCTGCAAGAACTCGTTTCTGTCTTCTGCTCCTGCAAGGGAGAAGGCCGACTGCTCCAGGTGTCGGACACAAAGGGCTTTTCCCTCGAAAAGACCGACTGCATCCTGCCCGCAGCACTCACAGCGAGGCCAGTCGTCCAAAGGGGCATTGGGACAGCCGGAAGGGCAGTTCACCTGTCTGCAAATCTCACACATTGACTTTTCCCCCTTCTCGGACTATACTGTGGGTGTAGATTTTCTTTGCACTGCCGTCTTCGATGTTTGCACCATCGAGGGCGGCTTTCTCGATTTCCAGGGCCATCTCGGGGCTGTCTCGCCCGTCTCGCGGGAATATCAAATAAATGTTTTCTAACGGTTCGCGGAGAATGTCCATCACCCGATAGACCTCATCCAACCGCCACCTGCTTGCACCCTTTGCCGTCCCATCATTCAGTCTGGTCCGCAGGGTTTCAGTCGTTATCCCGATGGCCTCTGCCAATTCGGCTGACGTTTTGTACCCCATCTGATTGGCCAGAAAGCGGAGATACCTGTACTTCACGGGACGAAACAACTTGCCTTGCATCTTCATTTCCCTTTCCTTTTCCTGATTCTTTCCGTCCTCTCTATCTCGATGACGGTTTTGGCGTTGTAGTCATCCCTCCACTCCCGCTCCTTGCGCTTGAGCTCCTCTGCTGCCTGCTTGGCTTTGCGGTAGTGGATGCATTTATCGTGGTCACAACACTCGTTGTGCTTGGGGCAATCCATACAGGGGTAGATCATCTTTTCGCCTCTCCTCTCCAAATCAGCAGCGCCGCCACAATGCAGCCAAGGCCACAAGCAGCAAGCCCAATTACGTGGGTTAGACTGGCTCCTGCATCGCTCATGCCGCCAGACAGCAGCAAGAGCGCCGAGCCGATGGCGGTTAATTTTGTGGGTGTCATGCTGTTCCCTTCCTTTCTTCCGCCTCCATGAGGCCTAGCGCTTCGATGAGCAGTTCTTTTGGGCTTTTCTGCCGCTCCCTTTTTGGGCGGCCTCTCTGCTTGTACTCCACACCATCTGGCGGGAAAACCACTGGAATTCGCTCATAAGGTTCCTTGATGATGTCCATGACCTGATATATTTCTCGGATTTTCCAAGGGGTTCTCCCGGAGAGACGGTCGTAGACTGTTTGCTGGACGGAGAATCCCATCAACTCCGCAAAATACGGGAGGTCTATGCCGAGTTCCCGGAGCCTTTTCCGGAGGTAACGGTATGTATCAAGGGGCTTGCCCATTGGTGTTCACTCCTTTCTTGCCCCCTTTCGGCGAACATGGTAGAATCTGGTTGAAAGGAGGTGATTATTATGTTGACAGAACGTGCGGAAAGGATTGCTCTTGATATATCTACCCAGGCATTCGTCGCAAAAATGGGGCACTGCGACTTGAGGGTGGATAAAGAAAGCGGCGAAAAGGCCGGCGATTTCTTTGTTTCTATCTACAAAAAGGTAAAAGAAGCTCTTGACCAGGAGAACGTCTAGTTCCACTCGGATTTGTACAAAATTTCGGCAAGAACCTTGGCAACCTGCGGCAGAACGGCTATTTCTGTTTCGCTGGTTGCCTTGTCTTCGTTTGTCACGCGCTCAACAAATCCGAGCAAAGCGCCGACAAGGCGCGTTTTATCTTCCATTTCTCCACCTCCTTCCCCGCTTCGGCGGGGATTTTTACTGTCCGTTTTATTGGACATCCTTTGTGTTATCCTTTGAGATAAGTTCATCAAGTGCTTTGCGGAATCTTTCTTCAGCGCCTTTAGGCTCTCTGCGCCCATTCAGCACGGCACTTACATACTTGGGGTTATAGCCAAGCTGGTTAGACAGTTCGATTGCAGTAATCCCATGCAAGTGCATTTTGCCGACAATATCCGCAGTCCATTGTGCAGGCATACAAAAGTTATCTCCTTTCCTTAAGCTTAGTTGACCTAAGTAAGCTTTCGTGGTATTATTTCATTGCGAGTAAAATTAATATGCACGATGAGCTTCTTTTTGCTTACTTAAGTCGGCCTGTGCTTAAAGTATAGACGATAAAAGTAAGCTAGTCAAGCGTTTGAGCTGATAAAAGTAAGCTTCTATTTGTTGCACAAAAAAGTGAGGATGGTTTTGTGTTTTATGACCTGTTTTATCAGCTATGTAAAGAAAAAGGAGTAAGCGTCACGCGCGCTACTGTTGAAATGGGGCTGAGTCGCACCATAGGAACTAAATGGAAAAATACTGGTGCCACTCCCAATGGAGAGACACTTAATAAAGTTGCTGATTACTTTGGAGTTCCTGTTGGAATGCTTTTAGGCGATCCAAAAAAAGAAACGCCCGCCCTTACAAAGAAGGACGAGCGCGATATAGCCAAGGACTTAGAGCGGTTGAAGGAATCATTGGAGAGTGGCGAGGGGCTGATGTTTGATGGCGATCCCATGTCAGAGGAAGCGCGAGAATCTATTCTGAGTGCCATGAAATTGGGCCTTGAGGCCGCCAAACTGCGGAACAAGGAAAAATATACCCCTAAAAAATATAAGAAGGAATAGAGATGTACATAAAGCAAATAGCGGACAAGCTGGCCAAAAAATACCAGACGAGAGACCCGTTTGCTATTGCTGATGCTTTAGGATTCATCACAGTATTTGTTCCACTACAAGGCGTCCGTGGTTTTTTCCAGCGGGCCAAAAGATGCAACATTATCTATATTGATGACCAACTTGACGATCAGCAAAGGAAATTGGTTTGCGCCCATGAATTGTGGCATGGAATAGAGCACCGGAAATTCAATCGAATTTTTCTCAACCAAAACACATATCAGGTGACAGGGAGATATGAGAAGGAAGCAAATTGCTTTGCCGCCTGTCTGCTCTTTGATGATGATGAGGTTGAAGAAATTGAAGAATTGACCATTCCACAAATTTCTAGGTGCTGGGGTGTTCCGCCTGATATTTGCCAATATAGGGTAGAACTCTCAAAAACAGAAAAAAGCCCACCCAGTGTTGCTGCGCTGGATGAGCTATAATGCAGCGGTGCGAGCCATCTGCGAATATTATTTTACCATATTTTTCTTAATATTGGTAGAGTACGAGGTGGAAAAATGGGCCAGTGTGTAAAGTGCGGGAAAAAAGGTCTAACGCTTAAGGTGAATGTAGAGGGAATGTGCCCTGAATGCAGCCTAGAGTTACTGCAAAACTGCCGGTCAGAAATCAAGAGACTTCGAGAAACGCTGTCCCCAGAGCACAACCAAATCGAAAAATTGAAAAACGAAATCAGCAGGCTACAATCTGAAAAAACCGAGATTGAGAAAAGCGTTGAATCTTCTGCAAAGGAATTGCGAAAGCTATCTGATTCCATTCAGGAGCGGAAAACAGAGCTGATTGAAACTGATGAGAAAATCCTATTACAGGAGTTTGGGCTTTACGAGCCAAGGTATGATTTCGTTCACTCTGAACAATACAAGATCAAGCTGGATGAGCTCAGAAAATCTCAAAAGGCTATGATAAAGGCCGGAACAGCAGTCACTGGAAGCACCAATTGGACGGTAAACAACAGTGTCGCACAAGGACGGAAAATGGTCAAAGATATGCAAAAGTTATTATTACGAGCATTTAATGGAGAATGCGACTCCGTCATTGAAAAAGTAAAATATAACAACTATGAGTCTAGCCTGAAAAGGTTGCGCAGTTCTAAAGATGCCATTTCAAAACTTGGCTCAATGATGGGGGTTTCTGTCGCGGAACCATACTACATTTCAAAAGTAAATGAATTGACTTTAGCCCTAGAGTATCAACAAAAAAAGCAGCAGGAAAAAGAGGAGATGAAAGAAACTCGTGCCAGAATGCGGGAAGAAGCAAAGCTCCAAAAAGAAATAGCAGAAGCGCGTAAAAAAGCAGAGAAAGAAAAAGGACACTACGAGAATGCGTTGGCCAAAATTGAAAGCCAGATAAAAAACGCATCTGAGAGCGAACTGCCTGCCCTTTTATCAAAGAAAGAAGAAATAGAATCTCACCTTGGAGATGTGGAAAAATCCCTGAAAGATATTGATTATCGGGAAGCAAACCAGAGAGCGGGTTACGTGTATGTAATTTCAAATGTAGGTTCTTTTGGAGAAAATGTCTATAAAATTGGAATGACAAGGCGGCTTGACCCAATGGAGCGCGTGGACGAATTGGGAGACGCATCTGTCCCCTTTAACTTTGACGTTCACGCTATGATTTTCTCTGACGACGCCCCTGCTTTAGAAGCAGCTCTACATAACGCCTTTTCTGACAGAAAACTTAATATGGTAAATCAGAGAAGAGAGTTCTTCAATGTATCTCTTGATGAAATTAGGAAAGTGGTTCAAGAGAACTATGATAAGACCGTCGAATTCATTGAACTTCCCCCGGCAGAGCAATACAGAATCAGTCTAAAAATGAAACAAGAAAAAGAATAGTTGGAGGTGTCCATAATATTTTGCGCATAACGTAGAAAGTCAACCAGCCAAGAAGCCGTTGCACACGATGAGTTGGCTGGCGGCATTGGCTTTACCGCCGCCGTTTGAAGCTCTAGAAAAAGAAGCTCGCCTGGTGTTGGCGCACCAGACGAGCCGCCGAATTAGGGTAGATAGTTGTCTAGGCCATCTACCCTGTCATTATAGCACAAATTGGCAGGAGGGAGCAACCATGAGAAAAAATGAAGCCATCTGGATTGAAAAAAGCAAGAGGTGGCAAATCAAAGTTCAGAAGGACGGGGTTCGCAGGGCATTCTATTCACCTGACCCCAAAAAAAGGGGAAAGGCCGAAGCAGAGAGGAAGGCCGATCGCTGGCTTGAGACAGGAAGCCGAAAAGAGGCGGCCAGAATTGGCGCTCTCGCCAAAGAATTTGCGGAGTACGAGTCCGCCATGTACGGGACAGGAAACAACCGGCAGCACGAAAGCATATACCGCAACTGGATCGCGCCAAAATACGAGCACAAAAAAGCGGCGGACATGACCCAACAGGACTGGAAAAACATCATCAAAGACGCCTACACCGCTGGGAGAAGCAAAAAGACCTTGAAAAACATACGGGGATACATCACCTCGTTTTGCGGGTACATGGAAGATTGCGATGTACCGATAAAATATCCTAGAAAGCTAAAAATACCAGACGATGCGCCGGAACAAGAGAAGAACATCTTGCAGCCGTCGCAGTTGCGAACCCTGTTCACAGAGGATACAGTAACCACTCGCGGGAAGGCTGGCCCGTGTTTCCATATTTACGCCTTTCGTTTTCTCGCCGTCTCTGGATACCGGCCCGGAGAAATGTGCGGGTTGCGGAAAACGGATCTCAAAAAGACATACCTGAAATTCACCAACAGCATTAACATATACGGGGAACTCACCACCGGGAAGAACGAGCGGGCGCGTCGAAAACTCCCCAGAACCACATACATCAACACCCTTATCAACCAGCAGCTGGAGAACCTCAAGGCCCATGGGTTGGAGGATTGCCAATGGCTATTCCCGGACGCCGACGGTGAGCCCCTAAACCCCAAAAAACTATACAAGCGGTGGAAAAAGTACGCTGATCAGCACGGGCTAACATGCTCCCCTTATGAGCTGCGGCATACCTTCATTTCGGTGTCAAAATCAGCCGTACCAGCGGAACTGCTCAAGCTCGTTGTAGGACACAGCGAATCCATGGACACCTTCGGGGTCTACGGGCACGAGGTAGACGGCGAACTCAAGCAAGCCGGGAAGCTGATAGAAGGAGTCTTTGACGGCATCCTGAAAAACGAAGTGGGTTAA